CAAGAAGAAACCAAAAGAGTTTGTTTTGATTTGAAACTCTATGGTAATTGTGCGTATCAAGTGTTTTGGAATGATGACCATACAAAAATTGTAAAGATGTTTCACATTCCAGTACAAACCCTTCGTGCTGAGAAACTATATGATAATACAAAAGTAGAGTATTACTATTATTGTACTGATTGGAAAGACCAACGAAAGATAAAAGATAAGATTAAAATACCAGCATTTGGTACATCTGATGAGAAAAGAGAAATCCTATACATTAAAGATTATTCACCTAATCTATATTACTATTCTTTACCTGATTGGGTATCTGCTCTTCAGTTCGCAATTGCAGAGGCTGAGTTATCTAATCTACACATAAACTCAATCACAAATGGGTTCTTACCTACCCTAATGATTAACTTTAATAACGGAGTTCCTGCACCAGAAGAGAGACAGACTATTGAGGATTTACTTTATTCTAAATTTACTGGCACTAATAATGGTGGTAGATTCATGGTATCCTTCAATGATGATAAAGAGAATCAACCAACCGTAACTGCAATCCAATCTGATAATCTACATGAGAGATTCAAGTATATTGCAGAATATGCACAAGATAGAATCTTGGTAGGACACAAGATTACATCACCTTTGTTGTTTGGAATACGAACCCAAAACAATGGATTTTCCTCGCAAAGCGAAGAGATGAAGACAGCGTATAGTATCTTACAAACAATGACCATTGCTCCTTTCCAGAACCTGCTAATCAACTACCTGACTACTGCATTAAGAGAAGGTGGATTACCTGATTTGGAATTATACTTTGAACAACTAACTCCATTGGTAATTCTTTCTCAAACTGCAGAAGAAACTGATAAGACTATTGAACAAGTTGAAGATGAAGTAAATGATTCTATGGCAACTCCTGACCAAGAGGCAGACCCAAACATCCAAGAAGAAACTATAAATGATGAAGAGGAGTTGGAGTTCATCAGAAACAACATGGGTACAAAACTATTAAACAAAAGATTTAACTAACTATGGCAACTGCATTATTTATAACTCGTAATGATATCATCAAGAATACTCCACTCCAGGGTGCAATAGATGCTGATGCATTACTACCATTCATGGTTACTGCACAAATCAAGTATATAAAGAACTTGATTGGTACGGTATTGTATGACTTTTTGTCATTAAAAATAGAAACTGGCACAGTAGGTGATTTGAGTGTATATTATCAAGACTTACTTGCAGACCATATTAAACCAACACTTATTTGGTATGCGTGTGTAGAATATATTCCATTTAGTTCAGTTCAGTTTAAAAGTAATGGTGCTGTAAAACAACAATCAGAACAAGGTGTTGCTCCAACAAAGAGTGAGATAGATTATCTATTATCAAAAGCACAAGATAATGCTGAATACTATGCCTTGAGATTACAAAACTATTTGATTGCATATTCTAATCAAATACCACAATATCTACAATCAGTAGGAAATCAAACTCAAATCTATCCTGACCAAACAAATCAATACTTTTCAGGTATAAACTTATAATAAATTATGGCAGCAATAGTTGAAAATAGTGGTGTAAATTATACCTTGTATTATAATATCTTGGATTATTTCAAGACAATCATGGATAATCACCCATCCCTTCAGTTGGTTACTCAAGGATTGATTCAAGATTTTGATACACGAGAATTCCCACAATATCCTGTGGGTAATGTATCAATACTTGCATGTGAGTATTTGGATACGGTTACTAATTGGAATATTCAGTTAGTAGTTGCTGATAAGATAAAGAATAGAAACAACGAAAGTGGTGGAGGATTTAACACTCAAACTATTCCGTTTTATGGAGTAGATGATGTGGTTGATATACATGCAAACACACTTGCAATCATAAACGATTTAACATCCTTTACACAAAGGTCAGTAAATGGTTTAGATATACCTGACATCATTATAAACGAACCATTTGAAGACCGATTCAATAATGGTCTTGCAGGTTGGGTATCTACCTTTACCGTAGTAGTTCATAACAACAGAGATAGATGTTTATTCCCATTACTACCTAACTAATGGCAAACTTAACTTCAATAATACGAGGTAATAAGGAGTTGAATAAAGTAGCAACTCAAATAAAGAACATAGCACTTTTTTATGCTCCAAAGAAGACTGGTAATCTAAAAAGAAAGTTGAACCAGGCCAATAGACCATCTAATATGATAAAGATATTAAGTGGTTCTACCAAAGTTAGTATTGGTATCTCATTAGATATAGCACCTGATGGGGCAGAGTATGGTAAGTATTGGAACTCACCTAATGTATCAAGAACGGTTAGAAATGGTAAAACCAGGAATGTTCCTCGTAGTATAGATTATGGAAAGAAAGCATTGGAAGACCCACAAACTAAAAAGGAATTGAATGATTTTCTAAAACAATTTGCTGATGATTATACCAAGTTTATCTTGAAAGAATTGAAGAGTAAATAACCATCCCTACTTTTTTGAGTTATTGTGGTTATATATAAAATGATTTTTGGATTATGGCTTTAAGTATAACACAAATACCACCAGTGCTTAATTTAGCACAATCACCTATACCGATTACATTATATGAAAATACTAATGTAATTACATCATCTTCTTTTCAGTATGTATTGGACTTATACTATTGGAGTGGAACTCCATTCCAATCTGGTTCTGCTAAATACACACTTGTAAAATATCCAAACTCTAGTGGTGTTGGTATATTTGATGTAAGTAGAATCCTAAACTCAACCCTTACTGATTTATTAGAAGCAAACCCATCAAATGTAAAATACTTTGCTGGTGAAGGATATTGGGAGTATTTAAGTGGTAGTAGTTATGTCACAGGTTCTCATGTTAGAACATCTACATTTAAGTACATAGATGGTTACTCACTTTTCCAAGAACCAATCTCACAAAGTATACAAGATAAAACTCCACATTGGCCACTAATGACAGATGGTCCTGCAACACAATCTAGTTTTGATTTTAATGGGGGTACAGCAGGTGTTTATGTTGGAACCTATGGTGGTGTAACAACTCCAGATAGAATCGTTTATAGTTCAATTTATGGTCTTTATGAATACCCTTTAACTTCATCAGTATCTTCATCACAACAAATAGATGATTACCCAATAGGACAATCACAATTTGGATTTCCATTTACAGGGTCATTAGATACATTTACAGTTCAGGCATATAGTGGATTTACTCCATTAGGAACACCAATAAGATACAATTTAACTTGTAATCAAAAGTATCCAAATATAAGAATCAAGTGGAAGAACCGATACGGCCAGTTTGATTGGTTTAATTTTAACATGATTAACACCAAGAACTTTATGGTAAATCGTTCTGTTTATCAGCCACAAATAGGTACATGGGAAGGAAGTTCTCTTTCATACAACAGATACGATTCCAATAATCTAAACTACATGGTAGATACAAAAGAAAATATTGTTGTAAATACTGATTGGGTAGATGAGGCTTATAACGAGATATTCAAACAACTTCTTGTAAGTGATGAAATATACTGGGTATATGATGAGGCAAATAATTATGTAAGACCATTAACTATTGCTACATCCAATCTTACATTTAAGACTGGGGTAGTTGAAAAAGTTATTCAGTATTCTTTTGAATTTGCTTATGGTCAAACATACAAACTTGTAATCTAATGGGAGTTAATAGTAGTAAAGGTTTTAATTTTAGATTAATGGCCTCGGGTAGTGAGGGGTATGTTCAATTAGATACTTTCTCTGATGAAGAAATACTCGTATCCAATAATGTGACTGGTCTGTTTGACCTTGGTGTTCTACCAAGTGATTTTACAAGACAAATTACTATACCAGGTACTAAAGTCAATAACTCATTCTTTCAGCATGTTTATGACATTGCAGTAGAGAATCCATATCTATTTAGAACCAATGTAAAGGTACCAGCATACTTTGATTTTGATGGTATATACATCTCACAAGGTTATTTACAATTGAACCAAGTAAATGTGTATGCAAACAAGTATGTAGAGTCTTATGAGATTTCTATATATGGTGGTTTATCATCTTTTGGTAGAGACATAAACAGAAACTACCTTACTGATTTAACATCATCACTAGCACAATATAATCATACTGCATCTTATGCGAATATATCTGCATCATGGGGAGGTAATCTTCTCAATGGTGATATAGTATATCCACTTATAGAGTATGGACAAAGAATACAATATACACCTGAAGAGGAACTATTTGGTATAGATTCAGTATCAGGTTCTCTTTGTGTTCAAGACTTCAAACCAGCAATTAGAGTAAAAAAAGTATGGGATGCTATATTCCAAGAATATGGTTATACCTACTCATCATCTTTCTGGGAACAACCATTCTTGGATAATGTCTATATGGTATGTAACAATGCATTACGATACCCTATATTTGATGGAATAGATTTAGAAACTTAT